TTAAAGGAAATGAATGTAGAAGGTAAGTTTGTGTTCGTAGGTTTTACTGCAAAAGGGATAATGCCGCAACTAGGTGTACCTAATGGTCAACTTTTGGAACCGCATAAGATTCAGGCTGCATTAGCAGAGTCTATTCTTATTGAAAACAGTCCTTACGTTCCTGACTACGCACTGGCAGTAGAGGTAGGCATATTTGCTCTATCAGTGCTATTTGCGTGGCTTCTATTAAACGTATTTGGTATAACGCTTGGTGTTACCTTATTTACAACTTTATTGCTTACAACGGCTTATTTTGGCTTCTATACAATTCAACAAGGATTGTTGATAGACGTAACATGGACACTAATATCACAATTCATTACAGGTTCAGTGGCTTTCTACGTTAGATTTAGGCAACAATTTAAACTCAGACAACAGATTAAGAAACAGTTTGAACACTATCTAGACCCAAGACAGGTTAAAGAACTTCAAAAGAATCCTGATAAGCTGAAGTTAGGTGGAGAGAAACGCTATGCCACGTTCCTATTTACAGACGTCAGGGGATTCACCTCGCTTTCTGAGACCTTAGAGCCTGAGCAAGTTACCTACATAATGAATAAAGCACTCACAGCACAACAGAAAGCCGTTCAGGTTCATGGCGGAATGGTAGACAAATACATTGGGGACGCAATGATGGCTATATTTTCAGCACCTTTAGATTTAGAACACCATGAAAACAAGGCAATAGATTGTGCTTTAGATATTCAGAAAAACATGGAAGAACTAAATGAGGAACTTCACCTTAAAGGGATTGAACCAGTCGCCATAGGTATAGGTATCAATACTGGATATGCGGTTATAGGAAACATGGGAAGTGAAGAAAGGTTTGATTATACAGGGATTGGGGACGCAGTTAATACGGCTGCAAGGTTAGAATCAGGCACTAAAGAAGCAGGAGTAGATTTGCTCATTGGGTACAATACTGCTATAAAGAGTGACTATAAGTTAAGATTGTTGGAACCATTGAAGGTTAAAGGCAAAGAAAAACCATTACAGGTGTATACATGGGAATGAAACTATCTTTAATACTGGGCGGATTGTTGTTAGTAACAGCAGCTAGTTCTTGGTATTACATAGATTATCTTAATGACCAGATAGCTACCCTAAAAGGAAATCAAATAGTTCTTGAAACACAAATACAAGAACAGAATGAAGCTATAGAAAGACATCTAGAGCAGGCAAAAAAACAACAACAGCAGATGAATAATCTAGCTGAAGAAAATAGAAAGGCTATGGAAGATGTAAATAGATTAAGAAAAACATTTTCCAATTTAGACTTAGACGAATCAGCTTTGGCTGACCCTGCCGATTTACAAAGAAGAATTAATAAGGCATCTGCAAGAGTAATGGCAACTCTTGAGAAGCTAAGTAACCCAAACCAGTTTGATGAAGCACCTAGTAGTAATTAGTTTAAGTATCCTTATGGCGAGTTGCTCACTGTTGCAACCGCAAGTTAAACCAGTACAGGTAAAAACTATTGCTGAACGTGCGCCTATTTATCACCCACCTCTGCCATATCCTATGAGTATGTCTGATGTTGATTGGGAAGTAATAACTCCTGAATTAATGCAAGAATATCTCCTTAACCTAGAGAAAGGAGATGCACCTAGACGTGCTTTCTACTCATTATCAAGTAAGGAATACGAAAATCTGAGTATGGATATGGCAGAAATTACTAGATATACAAAGGATATTTTAAGCATTATCAAGTATTACAGAAGTCTAGATAAGAAAGAAGATGATACAAAAAAGGAATAATCTGTTATAGAATCAAGTTTCACTAACAAAACGGAGAGTTAATATGTTAGATATAATAATGTGGATAACCACTATTGTGACAGTAGCCAGTATCGTTGCAGCAAGCACACCTACACCGAAAGATGATGTTTGGATTGGTAAACTGTATAAGTTTGTTGATTTACTTGCCCTCAATATAGGCAAGGCTAAAGAAACACCACCTGCAAAATGAGCGAAGCACCTGATGCTTTTGTATACAGGGCAACTCTAGATAGAGTAGTTGATGGAGATACTCTGGACTGTATTCTAGATTTAGGATTTGATGTTAAGTTGCACAAGCAACGAGTAAGGCTCGCAGGGATAGATACCCCAGAATCAAGAACAAGAAACCTAGCAGAAAAAGCATTGGGTCTTGCAGCCAAAGATAGGCTAATAGAATTATGCGTAGGCACATTCAAGATAAAATCTCTTGGGAAGGGAAAATATGGGCGTATATTAGGAATACCTTATGATGCAGAAGGTAATGATATTTGTAAGACTCTTATTGATGAAGGTCATGCAGTTGAATATTGGGGGGGAACAAAAAAAGCCAAAGTCAGAGAAGATGGCACATGGGGAGAATAAGATGCAAATTATAAGCGAAGAAGGAATCTCGTTAATTAAAAAGTTTGAAGGTTGTGAATTAGATGCCTACCAAGACTCAGTAGGTATTTGGACAATAGGCTATGGAACAATCAAAGGCGTCAAGGAAGGAGATAGAATAAATCAAGATGAAGCGGAACATCTATTGCAAGAGGAACTACCTGAATATGAAGGTTATATAAATAACATGGTCAAAGTTCCTTTGAAACAATGTCAATTTGATGCTTTAGTTGCTTGGGTTTTTAACTTAGGCTCAGGTAACTTGCAAGAAAGTACAATGCTAAAGGTTTTAAATGAAGGTAAGTATGACGAAGTGCCTGCACAGATTAAAAGATGGAACAAAGCAGGCGGTCAAGTATTAAATGGTCTAGTTAGACGTAGAGAAGCAGAAGCTATTATGTTTCAAGGCGGAGATTGGTTCACTGTCTGATGCCACTATCAAAGAAACAGAACAAGAGACTTGGAGCAATACTTTCAGTAATGTTTCAAGAAGAAACACCCCAAGAACATCTAAAAGATGTAGTCAGCGATGGCTTCGTAGCCAAAGAAGGAGACGACTTTGCTATCACTCCAAAAGGTCTTGATGAAAAAAATAGGCTCTGTACCCTAGCAGGGCTGAATATCAAGTATGAGAGTGAGAAAGGCGGAGAGAATACTGGGTAGGGCGTTCGTTCTACCCTTCTCTATATCCAGTCATTGCCCTCATACCAACCAACCAAAGAGTATCTAACTCCTTTAGTTACTGGCATTACTTGATGATATAAGAAAGAAGGGAATACTATTATTGTGCCTTTCTTCCTTATTAGTTCTGCATCAGGACTGGGTATATCTTTAGTGAATACAAAATCCCCACCCTCATATTCATCACTATCACTAAGCTGAATAGTAATACTTAGCTTTCGTTGAGAAGTGTTGTTGGTCAGATTAGAGTCCATGTGTTCAGCATAAAAATCATCTTTCCCATACTTGCCTATCTGAAACTCATACATTCCATTTAGGTTAAAGCCAAAACATTCCCTATTAGCCATAACAATATACTTGTAGACAAGGTTGTTGATAAAGTCTGAATAAGGATTGGTATAGTCTATTCCTATAACGTCTGATGACCTTATCTTGGAATTAAGGCTACTATCTATTTGCCCAACTTTGCCTGATTTAAACTCAGTCTGTGTAGTTAATAGCCTTAGTTCATCGCAGTCAGTATTATCTAACTCGCTATCCCAAGCAAACCACCAAGCGTTCATTATCCTTTAAAGAAAGGAAAGGAAGTAAAATCACTGGCATCATCTTCAGTAGGGTCGTCTAATATTGTTACAGTTTCTTTAGCAGGGTCTTTATACTTAATAACTATCCTGCCACTTCTGTACTTGATTCTTTTCATCTCATTATCATTGTAATAAGACTCTATTAGTCTATCCGCTTCTTCATAAGCCATGCGCTTCCTTACAAGGTCTACTCTATAATCATATTGCGTCATTGCATTTCCCCCCATGATTAAGAGTTTATTTTACCAACTGGTTAAAAATTGAACAGTTTTTTATTGTTGTGGTGTCCATATAGGTCATTAAAGCGATTTATGGCTTCTTCATCACCATAAGGCTTTTCGCCAAATTCTCTCTTTTCTTCTGAATTTATTGCCCACCAGTTATAAAAGTTATTGAAATAACTATTCTTTTTATCGTATGTAAATTCCATACCTCTCCCCTTTTATTATAAATATCTCCTTAGTAGGGCAGTTGTTGCCAATCTTCAAACTTCTCCCAAAGTTTTTTGCCTAAGTAATAAGGCAAACATATTATGATTATTGACAATACGAAACCCCCAAACAGTAATCCTATCACTGTATAAAATATAATGTCTCTAAATTTTTTCATTTAATTTCTCCAATTTTACTTTCTTAACAAATACATCTTTCTTTAAATATCTTCAAAGAAAATTTCCTTCACTTCATCAATGTTCTTAAACATACCTTTTTTTATCATTTCAGATGCCATAAGTGCAGTACAAGTTTCTAGTTCGTTTAAATGTAAATTTTCAATCAAGTATTCTATTCTATCTATGTGCTCTCCAATTTCAGATAAATCTTCATTGATAAGAATATTAATTAATCCTTTTTTTATTAAGTCAACATCTTCAAGGGAAAGAATTTTTACTATTGTTGAGGTTTTATTTAGATATTGTGCGTTTATATCACTCATTTAATTCTCCAAACTCTAAATCTATTTTGCATATGAGGCTTTGGAAAATTGCTATTTCCTTTTCCCATATATTTTTCTGTTCTTGATGCAACTTTACATTTTTTCCTATGTGCAGCTTGCCTAAAATAATCTACATCATTATAAGTATGAAGAACTATGGAATCACCTATAGCCATTCTAGATATTGTATCTTCAAAACGTGCTTTTTTTGACAGTCTTGTTATAGGTATTCCTTTTTCTATTTTGATGTTCAAACTATTCTCCTTTTTTAAGTTCTTTTTGAAATTCTTTATAAGAATCTATAAAAAGTACAACTTGTAAGCGGCTTTTACTATTCAATTTTGCGCTTCTCTTGTTGGAAAGCCATTTTTGTAAAGTTCTAAAATCAAGTTCAAATGCTTCCGCTATTTTTTTACACGCTTGTAGTTCTGAATAACTAGCACCCATAAGGTCATCTCGTATTTTAGTAATTTCTTTTTTAGCTTCTTCTAATAGTGATACTTCTTCTGCTATTTCTTGTGCAAATTTTTGTATAGTTTTTTTATCCACTAAATTTTCTCCAATTCAACCTTCTCAACTAAACGCTTCTTTATGCGAAAAATATATCTTTCTTTAACAGGTCTGCCATATACATCATGTGGTTCGTTTGGTGCTTGTCCATATTCTTCTTCTTTAGAATAATCGCCATAAGTATTATCTTTCATTACTCTGTCTCCAAATGTTTGACTAAATCTTTTTCAAAACTTTCTAAATCAGTGTGTAAATTTAATAAACTTGATATGTGCTTGTTTAGGTCGTTATTTATCTGCTCTCTAAATTGTTCTATTTCATCAATCTTGTTTTTAAGAAGTCCTATATTATTGCGAATATCTATTCTCAATTCTATTCCTTCAACAGTATTTTTAGTTTTCATTTATCTTCTCCTAATAATAAGTCATTTTCTCTTGGGTTTAATTGGTTTCTTTTTTTCAAAAGGTTGTTAAGCCTTTTTTTATGAACCTTTAAATAGTCATCTAATACTCCCTGTAAAACAACGCTTTTAGAAAGACCTGTGGCTTTAGCTATAAACTCTAAATGCTCCTTAGATTCTCTTTGTATTCTAAAATCTAAAATAGTTACATCAGACTGTATCTTTTCAAACCATTCTTCTTCTGTATATATGGATTTATCTTTTAATATCATTTTATTTCCTCTCAATTAAAAATTACATTATGGACTACTCAAACATAAAGTAAAGACTTTTTGGAATAATATTTTAATGTTTCATGTGAAACATATTACGATAGTTGTTGACCTGACCTGTCAATTTGCTATAATCCGATATGTACTATTATAAATTGAAGGAGATATTATGAAACAAATTGAGTACAAGTCAGGTGACTTAATAAGAGCCAACGTAGATTTTTACGTTATGCAGAAAAGACTTAAAAGCAGAAGTTGGTATTCTGGTTATTATCACTACACCATTAATACCATAGGCTACAAATGGGTAACGCTAAAGGGTCATGGTAAGAACTATAAAATGCCAAGAGACGTTTGGGACTCTCTAATTAAGACTAATCGTTTTAGACTGGAGAAAGCCTAATGCCTAAGCCAAATAAAAGAGATGCCTTTGTCCGACTGGCGGAACACAGAGTAAGCATGACGATACATTACTTAGGACTTCTAGGTAAGTTAGCTAGTTCAAATGACTTTAGTCCTTCTGATGCAGACAAAATAAAAACTGCTATCCGTACAGAGTTGAACAAAACCATAAAAAGATTTGAAGAACCTGACGAGGAGCGTAAATCATTTTCTTTTAAGGAGGACATAAAATGAAAACCTCACAAGAAGCTATAGAGTGGTATGACAAAATTAATATGATGTGGGAGGACAACGGATTTCCAATTCGGTTTAGTTCGCACTACAAAAATGAAAAGGTTGATTTTGAGATAGCCAAAAGAGTTGTTAGAACTTTTTGGAAAAGAGAGATGGGTAAGAATATCCCATACAAAATTAGGGAAGGCTCAGGCAATAGGAGGAACTCTGTTCGCAGGGGAGTTCTTACTATTAATACTGACAGTGGGTGGTCAAATATAGTTCATGAAATTGGGCACACAATAGACTTTAGAAAATATCCTGATTTGAGACCTCACAGTTCTCAACACGCAACTCTTGAGTATAGGTTTACAAAGCTAATCTTTGATGGGGGTTATATAGAAAAATCTAGGCAGGCTTTAGCTGATAAACCAAAGAAGCAAACGCTGAACCCAGTTCATAAGAACTATAACCAACTCAAGTCAAGACAAGAGAATCTTTTAAAGAAACAGAAGCAGTATGAATCTAATCTTAAAAGAGTAGCTAATAGTTTGAAGAAGGTTGAGAAAAGCATTGTTCAATATGAGAAGAAATATGACCAAGAAAAGTTAAACAATAAATATAAGGATTGATTAAAAACCAATATGGAATTACTATTCTAAACCCACAAAAAAAGGAGGACAGATGTCTATAGAATGTTTGAACGCAGCCTTACACGAAGTTAAAGGCTTAACACCAACCGCTAAATTCACCCTAGTAGTTCTAGCTAACTACGCAGACCAAAACAATACCTGTTATCCATCCCACCAACACATAGCTGACATAGTTGGAATTAAGAACGGAAAACATATTGGCAAGATAATTAAACAACTGGAACAGATGGGTTATTTAAAGATTAAGTATAGATACAAAGAAGATGGGGGCAATAAAAGTAATGAATATTACTTAAATATAGGGGGGGGTGTCTCACAGAACCCCCTCCCACTAGAAACCACTAGGGGGGGAGTCTCCACTACTACCAATACTAAAGAAGATAAGAAAGATAATTATATTAACGAATGCTTTGAAAAGTTTTGGAAGAAGTACCCAAGAAAAGTTAAGAAATATAAAGCTAGGCAAAAGTATGAAGAAGCTATTGCCAATTACGATGAAGAAAAGCTATACGAATTAGTACACAAGTTCTCTATGGAAATAGAATTAGAGAAAACACCTGAGACTTACATACCACACTGCACCACTTGGTTATCACAGAAGCAGTATCTTGATTACGAAAACAAAACCATAGAGCAAATAGTTAAGTGTCACGAAAAGAGGGCAGGCGAGCAGGACAGGAAGCCACAATGGGCGAAAGATAAAGCCCTCCTAGACGAACAAACGGAAAAGAGGGTATCTTCCTCATGGTCAACGCAAAACGTGCCTAAGAAGCCACATAAGCACGACCCAAAGGCAAGCACAAAGTTAGCTGAGATAGCAGCTAAACATAAAATAAAAAATGCTAAAGGTAAAAGTCGTTAGGGGAAACTTTCCCTTCAGTAGAATTGTAGATGACTTTACATTCATCTGCTCTGGGTCTCCTTCTTTCAAGTACCCACTTACTGACGCAACCCTGTGTAAAAGTATGCCCAGTTCTTTCTTTACACACCTCTATGAATTGGTGTTGAGTTAATGATTTATCGTTCAAGTATTCAGCTAATTTCATGATTTATATATTCCTAAATGGTTTGCTAAAAATCCAAAGAGGAATTATACTACTAAGTTGTATTAAATGAAAACAAAAAAGGAGAAAAAATGAATAGTAATAATCCGTTTGATAACTTTGAGATAGACCACCTATCTAATTCCAGTATCAGTTCTTTTATTTCTAATCCGCCTAAGTGGGTTCTTAATTACTTATATAAGATTAGGAGTAAGACCAACGCAGCTATGGCTAGAGGAACTGTAAGCGACCACGAAATAGGAAGGCAGGTTGATGACCCATTGCCACTGCAAGAATCAATACAGAGAGCAGTTCTTGAATATGACACAACCATTAAGCAGCTAAAGAAAGAAGATGGTTTTGAGGTAAACGATGAAAAGGAACTCAAAGAGAAACAGAACTTAGCCAAGTATCTTGAACTTGCCATACCGCACTACAAGAATTTAGGTAAGCCTGAATCTTATCAAAAGAAAATAGAATTACAGTTAGACGAAGTTCCAGTACCGATTATTGGGTATTGCGACCTAACTTATAAAGAAGGCATAGTCAGGGACATCAAGACCACTGGCAGACTGCTTTCTGAAATACCAGATTCAGTCAATAGGCAACTGTCCATTTACAGTACCGCCTTAGACGGATATGTACCGCTAGTAGACTATGTTGTTGTGAATCGTTCCAGACAGGAAGTGGTCACGATGCAGGTAAACGATGTGGATAAATGGATGTCACAAGTAAAGGGGGCTGCAATAGCAATGCAGAATCTCTTGGCTTTGGGCGACTTAAATGAAATAACTTCAGTGATGTACCCTGATTTCTCCGATTGGATGTGGTCAGAATATGAAATTGCTGAAGCTAAAAAAATATGGAGTATAAAATGAATGTTGAATTGACATACAAAGAAGTTTGGGCAACTTTAAATGCCTTAGACCTAAGCGAGCACCATGAAAAGAAAGGTAAGTATACTTATTTATCTTGGACTGATGCGTGGCAAATACTTATGGAGCAATTTCCTTTTGCAACCTATGAATTTAAGCCAGAAACTTATGAATCAAATCAAACTGTAATGACACATTGCACTGTTAAGATTGGAAATTTAAGCAGGTATATGTGGCTACCTGTGATGGATAACAGGTTGGTATCAATCAAGAATCCTACGACCAGAGAGATACAAGATGCTCGTATGAGGTGTTTGGTTAAGTGTTTAGCTATGTATGGTTTAGCAAACTATATTTATAGGGGCGAAGATTTACCAGATGCAGCTAAAGACAAGGCGGAAGCAAAAGTGACAGAAGAAGCCGAGCAAGAAGTTGATACCCCTACAGGCTATAACATTAAAGAACTTAATGGAAACATTATGACTAACTGTGCAACCGCACAAGACCTGTTGGTGTCTATGAGAGTAGAGTTCCAAAAGACAGTAGATGAAAAGACTTCATTTAAGGGTCTATACATAATGAACAAGGACGAGATACAAAGAGCCTACGATAGTTTGGATGATGGTGATAAGGAAACCAAGAAGGGATTTCAGTCATTAATGGAACTAGGAGAGTCGTCATGAATAAGATGACACTAGAAGATTGTCTTTATCAGGTTATGAAAGATGGGGGGTGGTATACTTTTTGGCAACTACAAGAACTTATCTCAACAAAATTTGAAAATAAATTTTATGGTGAGCCAACGATTTCTGCAGGACTTAGAAGGTTCAGGCATCAAGAAGTCCGTTTAAAGTATAATCTTGAAACTTACGGAGAGGTTTTGCAGAAAAAAAGAAGGGCATCAGGTAAGGGCTATGAATACAAACTGAACGTCCAAGCAGGACAACAAGATTTATTTGGAGGTGCATAATGTCTCATAGTCTTAACAATCCTAACAAGGAACACTTTATGAACAGGACTGGTAGCTATTCTACGCACGGCTCAAGGAGAGGTTTTGTAGATGACGGCGTTGCAGTAGAATCTAATGACCAAAACAGACAGGCTTTAATCCATAGAATTGAAGCTATTAACAAAGTCATTACTGATTTCAAAAGAAAGTACGGAATCAAACAAAGACAAAGGGTACTGCAATTACATGAGATGGGCAAAACTAGAAGTCAGATACCAAAAGAGGAGTTTGATAATGTTGGTAACTTGATAAAACTCAAATGGGAATTGGAGCAAGAACTTAAAAATTTTCCAAAACTAAAAGGTAAAAAACAAGTCATAAGAAATTTGAATGTTCTTATGTTAGAAATTTACAAAAAAGAATTTGGCAGAGACATCTATGAAACAATCAAAGTTGAAGCCCTCAAACGTAAGGCTATTTTGACAGAGAATATAGATCAATAATTAATCAATCAAAAGGAGAAAAAAATGGAAAAACAATACGATAATGAAAAGACTGGGTTTTTGTGGCATGAGACTAATTCAACAGTCATGAGAAAGGGCTCGCTAACGCTCAATGGCAAGAAGCACTATGTTGCAATCATAGAATCATACAATGACAGAGGAGAGCCTAAGTATGAGTTCATGATGTCAGCAGGTCTGCTCCATGTTAATCAACAACACGAAAAGGTATCTGAGAATAGTCCTGATATTGGAGGTGCTGTAACTATCAACGAGCAAGTATTTAAACTTGGTGGTTGGAAGAAAATGAGCAAGAACAATCAGGAGTACACCTCTATTAGCATCAAGCCCAAAGAAGAACAAAAAGAGTATGCTCACAAAGAGGAAGATTTGTCTGATGTGCCCTTTTAATGGCTAAACGCTTTGTAGATAAAGAGCACCTGCAATGGATTAGGCAAAAACAATGCTTAATCCAAAGGGCAGGGTTTTATTCATGCGAAGGAATGGTGGAAGCACACCACTTACTACAACCTAACACTGGCTTTAGGGGAGGAGTAAAGGCAGGGGACAATGATGTTGTCCCACTGTGCCGATACCATCACTCTTTGCTGCACACCAAATACGGAAAAGAAAAAACCTTTTTTGAGAACTATGGTCTATCAGAG